ACGATAACTTCGTCTTGGGCGATCAGTTCGTGATCTGTTTCTGTTGTAATTCTTCCGTAGGGGATGTCGTTGATGACTTCCTTTCTATATTGAGAAATTGCAGCACCTTGAACAGATTCAACTTGTGCGCTAGCGCCAAAACCATCCGTTCCAGTGTTATCGAAGAAGAGAGTATCAGTAACCTGATAGGATACACCAGGATTCTCAATAACAAATCCATCGATCTGAGCATTCTCAAATTTCGTTGTTGTCTCAACTTCGATATCGACTCTGGACTCTGTTGAAACTCTTGGGAAGTAATCATAGATTTGAAGTGCTGCTTCCTCAGTTAACGCCTGATCTGTGGCGATTTCGTTGGGAGAAATGATACCATCATTATCTATATCTTCTGTTTCAAACAGAATCAAGAATCCTTCCTTCTCAGTAACCAACTGATCGGACTGTTGGTTGGGTTGACGATCAATATCAATGTCAACATCCTCATAAGGATCTCTATAACGAGAAACGTCAGAAGGAATGTTTTCCTGAGTGGCATTCAGACTGACGTTCCAAGTGTCAACCACAGAGTTGAATTCGGGACCAATGATATACGGGAACACAGGCAGACCTGCTTCCGAAGCATCAATAGTGATGAAGTATGCATAGATGCCATCAGGATACTCAGGAGTCTTACAGAAACGACCATTGTAGGGGTCAAGGTCACCTTCTTGGAAGGTGTACTCATAGTCATCAATGAACTGACCAGCAGGGTAGTCAGTCAGAGAGGGACCATCGACACGAGCGGGATTTGGGTTGGTGTCAATATCATATACAACGTTTGTTTTCAGTTTGTAGGAAGAACGCATTCTTCTGATACCACCATTCTGATCGGTGGGATCGATATAACCATAAGGACCATAGATCGGGTTACCATCAAATGCCCAACCAATAATCGGGGAGTGACTGATGGACGCGCCAGTCTCAGTACCCTCTTCAATAAATTGATTGTTTTCGGGGTTCAGGATAACGTTATCACCGACTACATAACGCAGTTCTTTCGGATCGGAAACGTGAGCATATTCGCCACCATACTGGTTGTTGAAACCAGTGAACACATAACCACGAGCAACGTCATACTTGTTACTCAGTTCATATTCAACGTTCTTGTTCCATCTAAACACAGATGCTTCAAACGTTGCAAGTTGTCCAACTGCTTCCAATCTGACAGTAGTGTTACCTTGGGTGTAACCAACACCTCTGTTGGTAATTTGAATAGAGATAACCTTACCCTTATCTTCACCGAGGGTTCCGATAACTGCCTTTGCTTGGGCACCGAAACCATCACCATTGATGTATACAGTGGGTGCAGTGGTGTATGCAGTACCAGAGTTAATGATAGCAATCGAAACGATACGACCATTAATAACGATTGGTTGTGCCAGGGCACCTTCACCAGAGTTTAACTTAATGTTGGGAATATCAGTGTAACCGCTGCCTCGGGCGGTAAGGGTAACACCCGTGATTGGACCACGAACTTGGGCAGTAGCAAGGGCACCAGCACCGCCACCACCAGTAATAGAGATAGTGGGTTGTGCTGTATATCCAGTACCAGGGTTACCGACCAAAACACGAGTCACACGACCGTTGGTAACAACTGCTTGTGCAGTAGCACCAGATCCACCACCACCAACGATGGAGATCAGAGGTTGCGAGGTATAACCACTACCTTCATTAGTAACTTCAATAGAACTCAGGGAACCATTAACGATTACCTCAGCAGCAGCACCGCTACCACCGCCACCAGTGATTTCTAGTTGTGGTTTGCTACCAGCATCATAGTCAATACCACCATTAGTGATGCTAATGCCAGTCACAGGACCATATGTAACAAACTCTTGGTCTTTGTAAGACCATGCTGCAACGCCATTGACCCATGCACCAATCGGAGTGTTGGGTTTGACAACAGTTCTAGTAGATACAGTATTTACTGTTCTGGGGAATCTCAGCAGTTTGCGCTGGTTACCAGGAATGAGTGCCGATCCACTGAAAGGACCAATCTTGTAGTTGGGCAGACCAGAGGCAGCAACGTAAACGTAATCGTTATTGAAGAAAGTGTTCTGAATGTTAGAAGTAAACAGAGAGATCACTTCATCGATCGTGTCCTGTGTGGACTTACCTCTGTTTAGGTCCACAGACAGCAGAATGTTACCCTGAGGTTCGATGTCAGTAGGAACAGGGATCAGATACGAGAAGGTGAACTCATCCAGACGTGCAGTAACTTCAAACGTACCGTTATAAACAGCAGGGTTAGCACCATAGATGGTCACAGCGTCTTCGACGAGCAAACCATGAGGATTGGCGCAAGTAACAGTTGCAGTTCTGTTCAGACCGCCTGGTTCAATACGATCAACGCGGATTAGTTTCTTAACGTTGTACAACCAAGACTGCAAACGTTGATCATCAGCAGTAGAACCCAGAGCAGCAACATTCAGTTTGTCGCCAGGCAGATAATAGGATCCACTGTCTTCGAGAACAGTTGTTGCTGCCTCAGCAATACCCAGAATACGAAGTTTGACTTCTGTTTCCAGTCCTCTGTTGACATATACAAAGATATCAGAATGGATCGTTGTACCAGGATCCCAATCCTCTACAATGCCATTTTTGGAACGAGTACACTCGATGAATTGGTTCAGAGACTTATCTTTGTACTGAACAACCTCACTATCATCAATAATGATCGTACCGTTCTTCTCAGGCCATCCAATAGTGGAGTCAACGGTAATAATGCTCTCGGTAGTGTCCAGAGGTTCAACCAAGACTGTTTTGTAGGGAATCTTAAACTCACCGCTCAATGTTTCTTCGGAAATGGCGAGTTCGTAGATAACATCAGTACCTTCGATAATCGAAATGACATTTTCGATCAAAACTGACGCATCTTTGATATTCTGGTCAACAGGATCAGCAATTTGAACCAACTGAGCGTTAGTCAGGTTGACGGGATCACCAGAAATCAACTGAGCACGCAAAATAGTGTCTACGACCCAAGATGCCGCAGACGGAGTGATCATTTCATCCTTAGGATAGAAAACGTCAATCTCTTCACCAAACAGAATCTTAAACAGATACTGTGTAGCAACTTTTGTACCCTTAGAGAGGTAGAAGTCCTTAATGTCTCTAATAACACGAACAGGATTGACCTGAGAGTAGTCAATCTGGATCGTGGGCATATATTGACGACGGAACTTGTCAAATACCTCACGAATAATCTGAGAATCGAGGTTATGGACTATTGAACCAGAAGTATGACTTGTTTGTGCAAGTGCAGTCTCGGGTGCATATACCTGATTGCCATAATCATCAAATTCAACAACATCAGAGACGCCACGAGCACATCCACGCAGTGAAGAAGGTTCATAATTACGACCACCAGAGAGAATGTTGAAACCAGTGACCTCACCGAAACCAACATCGCAAGATGCCTGTGCAGAAAGAGGTTCAGCGATGTAAACCTTGGGTGGTTGAGTATCAGAATACCCAGAACCGAAGTTAACGATGTTGATGTCAGTGATTTCTCCGTTAAAGATAGTAGCAACTGCCTCGGCACCAGTACCACCTATGGGTTCGCCCAGAGGTCCCTTACGATCGTCAACAATATAGACAGAAGGAGCATCGGTGTAACCAGAACCACCTGTCAACAGGTTGATGTTGGTCACATTCCCGTTCGCAACAGTCACGTCGAGCACCTGTGCGCCCACAGGTTGGATGATACGTGCTCTCGGGGCAGAAGTGTACCCTCTACCTCTATTTGTGATGGTTACGCTGACAACTTGACCATCAGGAGACACAGAGCAAGTTGCTTCGGCATTGATACCATCCTCAGGAGCAGGATCAATGTAAATTTCGGGAGGATTGCTATAACCAAGACCAGTCTTGACCACAGAAATCGAATTAGCAACGAGACGACCCTCAGAATCGATTATAGGATTGCTAATTTCAGCACCATTCGGGTTGATAAACGAAATGGCAGGAATGAAGTCATATCCAGAACCAGAGTTAGTGATCTCGATTCCAGAAACTTGACCAGTAGTGTCATCAACAGTAATTCTTGCTGCTGCCTGAGATCCATTGATCAAATCAGACGGAGGAGTGATGCTGATGACAGGTGGATTATAAGAATTGTAACCCTGACCACCATTAATCAGTTTGGCATCCTTGATACCATTGACAAGAGTACGACCAGCGGCAGCTTCACCAATACCAGTCGAAGAGAAGATTGAAAGTTTGGGGGCAAAGTTTAGTTCGTACCCTTTACCACCATTTTTGACAATAATTCTATCAATCTCACCATTAGCACCAACACGAGCAACTGCCTCAGCGTCTTGACCAACAGTCGGAGACACATATTCAATAGAACGAATATGGAATGTGTCCTGAGTAGAGATATTGATGAAATACTTGATTCTAGTGTTGTTATCAGTCAACACATAGTCAACATAGGGGCGTTGAAGCACACCATTCCTATTGATGATTAGACCGATCTCAGCGATCGGAGCATATGCAAGATTATCATACTGCATGGTCATAGAATCTTGACCTTGCAGATCTGCAACAGGAGGCAGATCCAATTCCTTAATAATCGAATCGGCAAAACCAATGTAATACAGGATCTGTGTCAGTTCTACCTGATCGTTGCCTGTGCGGGCACGAGGTGCCTCTGTAAAGATGATCTCAGACCCACTGATGGTGTAGTCTACTTGGGGGATCAGAAGGTCCCCATAGATGGTTACAGCGAGGTGTTCAGCAGATACAGGAGATACGGGTGTACCGAGGAATTTAAGATCAAATGTTCTGCGAGTGCCGTCAAAGAACTCCCAAGGAGATTCGAGTGCCTGTCTTTTCTTATTAAATTCTTCAAGAGAGATACCAGGGGTCAGAATAGCATCAGGACCACGAACGGTATTCTCATAGTAAATGACTTCATTATCAATCATCACCGAACCATTGTTCGGCATAAATCCATCAATCTGTTCGACTTCGATTAGATCGTTGGTGGGATCAACGTCCTTAATCAACACCGTCGAGGACGTTAAAGTCTTCTGGTCGTAAGCATCAATATCCAGATATTTCAGGATGTTGTTCAGAACGTTATAGGAACGACCTGTCTTCTCCTGAGACTTATAGTATTCAACTAAAAAGTTGATCAGTTGCTCATCCTCATTACGGATGAACTCTGGGAGCTGATTGGCAACTCTATCAGAAACGTTGATCGTATTTGCGAACATTTATCTCTTAGAAACAGGTTTCCGTTTCGGGATACACAAAGGCATCCACGGGGTAGTTGATTGTATTTATGCCGCCGCCACCATAGTTCCATCCGTTGAAATTGAACGGATCGAAGTTAGAGATAGCGATGTCATCGACGTTAATATCTCTCGGATAAACCTCTGGGTTGAAGAGTGTTGGATCAACACCAGCGGGGATCTTGATAGATCCAGGTCCAGGAAGAACAACCACAGGAACTCTTGTAGTTCCATCTGGGGTGTCTGCAATATTCAAAGGTCCAACACAGACCTGTCCAGTCGAATAATCAACTGTGCCGACAGAGTTGTTCAGAATGACCTCTTTTTCGTTTCTGTTAGTAACCATCATCATGTTACCCAGACCATCATCGCGAAGATTGACGGGAACTAGGGTAGTTGTGTTGGTTGTGGATGTGTTGAAGAGAACATTTTCAAGGGTGCTATTACCACCTGCCAGAACTGCATCTGATGAAACAGTGCCTGTCAGGAGAGATCCTGCTGCTTCACCAGCAGCAATCAAATCGGCAACCTCTTCGGTATAACCAGTAGCGTAGAATGTTCCACTCTTGACTGAGGAGAACTTAGGTTTACAAGCGCCACCGCCATTGCCGCCACCATCGCCATCACTACCGCCGTCGCCGCCAGTACCGTTCCCATCACCGCCGCCGTACTTATTGGGGTCAGTAATAGGATTGTCAAAGTCCAAACATTGTGTAAACTGATTGCCAAATGTAAATTGATCAAGATTTTGTCCCAAAGACATGTGTGTAGTTGTACCAGCAATCGATGTGTCTGACGAATCAATCATCGAATTGAATTTGGACAGTTCCAAGCGACCACCAAAGCGATCATTTCGATTCTGAGAGTTGAATTGATCAACAGACTTCAAAATTGCCGATGCAAGTTCATTGGAAGAACGAGATGTCTCGTTTCCATTGAATGTTGGATATACTTTTGGTGAGATGTAGAAAATTCTAGGATCGACGATGATCGGTTCGATCGATGCCATAGAATAGTTCAGTAGTTGGTTCCTGATCCTCTTCTTAGTTGTGGTGTTGAGGTTAACACCTGTCTTGGATCTAACCGAAATGTAAACTTTGCCGTATTCTGGGGGAGACAACTTCTCTCCACCATATGCAGTGACTGATGCTGCCTGAGGAAAGAGTTCAGACACTAGATATGCATAGTCTGCCTCAGTTACTGCTCTATTTTGGACAGAGAAAGACTTAGGAGCGCGATATTTGATGCTCAGACCAGTTTCGCGGTCTTCGCCATCCGCTGCGTTCTCGGTTGTGGTCATTGTGAGCGAAGCTGGCAGCACAATACGACCAGTATTGTCGATCAGACGACCAATAAAGTTGAATTTGGTTGCACCATTTGCATCTGGACCATCTGTGTCGAGATATTCGATAGTGATGAACTCATTATCGATCAATTTGCGCCCAAGAACGCCATCACCGAAGGAAATTTTGTATCTGAGGTCTTCTGTCTCTTCAATAAAGTAAATACGAGAGGTAGAATCAAGTGCTGTGATGTTTTTGGCCAACGAATACTCGTCAACTTCCACAGACTGCTCGTTTGGACGCACTAAAACTTTGATTCTTTCAGTATCTACGTTCTCGGATGGGATAATGTACTCAGGTCTAGCAGTATCATCAACTGTGTAACTATAACTGAGCAGGTTGCCCTGATAAATTGTAATTTTCGAGAAGGTAGCAATACCAGTGTTCTGGTCAACGTTACCTTTAACAGTATTCAGCAATGCATAAGTGTAAGATTCACCATCAACATTAGTGACGAAGACATCGCCCTTCTCAATTGTAACTGTGTCGGGGTAAGATTGCCCACCAGGCAGAGTTGCCGCCTGTACGGTCATAGAAACGCACGCTCTGGACGATTTCTTAGACCTGGGGGTATACCCAATCTGCTTGGCGATCCTTACGATGTTGTCTCTAACAGTCGCAGATTCGAGGAACGCCTCATTCATCGACATGTTTGCCGTGAATGCTGCATAATATGTGTTGTATGCTAAGATATCGATCAAATATGAGGCAGCAGATCCCTCAAAATCATAATCCGTGAACTCTTTACGAGTCCTCAGATAAGATCTGATAGATTCTTTGATCTCAAAAAAGTCTAGTGACGTTAATTCTGACGGAAGTGCTGCCATTTTACGTTCTTTCTAAGAGGAATTCGATTACTTGAACTAATTCTTCACCGACAAGACGATATTCAATAGCAACATCAACGGTTTGTTCATCATCAGAAAGACCAACCACAACATCTTCAATCTCAACACGCGGTTCAAGTCTCTCAATCGTGTTGATAATTTCATCCCTAATGTCCTCAGACGTAAAAACGTCGAAAGGTTCAAACAAAAGTCCTGTTACACGAGACCCAATGTCAAATTGAAAGGGTCTATCACCAAAATTTGTCAAGATAAGGTTCCGAACGGACTGCTTGATAGCATTCTCATTCTTGACAGTGCTAAAATCCTCCGTATTCGGGTTCTGGTTAAAGGACATAGCGAAATCCTTGTACCCCCGTGAGAGAAATTGCTCTGATCGGAACCTATACCTTGACATTATGACTGATATTTATCAGTGTTCTGGATTATTTATAGGGTCAGGTGGAGTATTATATTTTAAGAACTCGCGAAATGTCATTTTCATTTCGCGCTGAGACATGCCACAGTGTGCAGCGGCATTTGGAAGGTTCATCGTCGCATGAAAAAGTCCAAGATTTGACTCTTGGACCAGTTCTGGCGTCGTTTCGACCTTAGGTTCCTTGACCACGGTAACGTTTCTGCTTGCCATTTCGTGAAGTTGCGCTGAGTGAGGTGTTTTTCGATCGACCTTGACGGGTCTTTTTGGGTTTGCCAGGTTGCCAGTCAACCTTGACGACGCCTACTTTTGATCGTGCTGCCATTTTTCTCCGTTTTAGGACCCTAAGATGATAGCACATTAGGTGACCCATACGCAACTACGCTGTTGCAGGGGTAAGACCACCCCATCCAACCAGGAGTTCCGATGCCCAGCGGATCTAGAACTCGTCCGACAGGCAATTTGTTGGCAAAAACAGTCAATGTTGAAGAGAATAGGAACCTGATATGCCCTGTTCCTGCATTATCTTCGATTGTTAGGATTGAACAAGGTTCAGGAGTTGGCACTGGGCACAGGCCATTTTGGCAAGGACACATGTAGATGACAATATTTGTACACACTGAGACGTGTGGAGTGAACTGATCACCAAAAGTCATTGCAGGAAGACCATTCACAAGCACAGTTGCCTTAATTGGATTGAGTGCAGTAAGAGGAACCAGTGGTTGTGGTGGCCACCAACAAGTCCATTCCTTGATTACGATCGAATATGGAATAGGCGGTGTCTTACATGCCTGCACAGAGTGTACTGTGGGAGGCACACAGATGCCGTGTCCTGAGTCTGGAAGACCCGTGATCGGTGCTATTGGTAGTAGGAGACCAAATGCCATGTATTATCCGTTAAAGAGGTTGTCTACGTCAGTAGAGAAGTCTGAGATGGTGGTGTTAACTTCGTCTTGATAGTCATAATCAGCATCGTAGAAGTCTTTCCAAGAGTCATCAGTGAACTTGATGTCCTTCGCACTGCTGTATTGCTTCCTCAGAAGTTTCTTATCACCAGGATCGTAACTAGAATTATGTATCTTCCTTTGTTTGATTGGTGGATTGGCGTTGATCACCTCAATTCTATTGGCAAAGACACCACCAGAGCACTCATCAAAGTAAGGATTGCCCATCTGCTTAGCAGTTTGACCAAAGACCATTGCTGATCCAGCACTCCAATTCTTAATTCCAAGTACACCTGAGTATGGTCCCATCTTCATTCCTAACTGATCCATCACCTGAGGGTCAATAGAGATAGACAAATCATTCACATATTCCAAACAGAACTCATTTTGGTTAGCAGCAGAGGAGCTGCCAGTACCAAACAGCAGTGCATAGAGATATGAGATACCAAAGAAGCATGTAAATGTGGTGGGATATCCTTGATAGATCTGAGATTCCCAGAAAGTTTCACCATTAGTCCTTCCCTGAGTATTGTTTTCTCCACCTCCTTGCACATAATATGCGCTGTACACGTCGAGAACGCCATTAGCGTTGCCATTTCCGCCAGTTCTCTTTACATAGGTGTCCCAACATTCATGTTTTGGCATCCCATTCTGCAATCTTTCGACGGATGCAGTGTAAAATGAGGGGTTTGTGAACGATCCACCAGGGGTTGTAGTTGTAGTGGACTGCCCTGTATTGGGGTCAACGGTAGTTGTTGACGATGATGGGACGGTATATGAGTCTTGTCTAGTGCGATATGAGAACAAATTGTCCCCTAACCAGACAGCCAGTTGTTCCAACTCAGTGAATCCACTCCTCTGCCAGTCAAAAGTGTTCTCTTCGAGACCCACAGGGACGAAAACAATGTCATTTCCACCCGAAGGGTCCCAATAACAACGTCCTTCAACCACCTGACCACCCGCTGCAAGCGATCTACGACACTTCCAGCACTTCCTTTTGTCCCCAACGACCACTGGACGAGGTTCCGTAAGTGTTGGCCGCGGCAATCCATGCAAGAAATCCATGAAATCTTCACCAGATGGACCAGTCGTCTTACCTCTAATCGACAAATTGATCTTCAAGTTGGCATCATCTGCGGTAGATCCACAATATTTGTAGACAATCCACCCAAATGCTCTACCAGTCTCGTTATCAATGTAAGGACAAGGTAGGTCAACGAACCTAGTTACGTTGTAAAACTTTGGTTGTGGGATCTGAATGCACTCCTGACCGTTATTCCAACCGAAGAAACTGGACAATCTGCCCGCAGTGTTGTCAGCTTCTGCTGCTGCACTCTGAACCAATGGATATTGAGTGCTCATCATCTCCTTAAACTGCTCATTATTCCCCGTAATGTTCTTGACATCCTTCACTGTGAACAGAGAACCTGATACTAATTGCGGGAATTGGATATTTACACAACTCCCTGGGAGATTGCTACACAGAGATGTGACCTCAACATCATCTACTTCACCGATTTTGATGTATCCAGTAGGGTAGGTTGCGTTGAAACCATTCATCATTGTCTTGAAAGATCCAATAGTTCCGTCCTCCATGACGGAAAGGAACCCATCGATGTCATCACCTTCCTTCACTTTGCCTTTGAGGACATCTTTCAGTGTTTGTCTATTGGCAGTAACCGTGCCTTGACCTTCAATTTTATAGTCTTGCTTGTTGCTATTGGGGTTGAATGTATCACTAACAGCAGATTGTGCCTTTGTAGTGTTAGGTCCACGCATCTTGTATTGTTCGTTTTCAACTTCAACCACAAAGATCTTGGGAGGATTGTTAGGATTAGTGTCATAACCCCTACCTCTATCTTTGATTAGAACCTCAACAATAGATCCATCCTTGTTCACCTTGGTAATTTCAAGGATAGCGGGACGCATTTTACCCTTACGACGAGACTCACTACTGGATACTCGTAGTTGCTTGTCTTTAATTTTCACTCTTTGTAGAACTTTTTTGTTCTTTCTCTTGTCAGAACCCTCAATCTTGATGTCACTATTGTTAGCATAGGGATACTCTTCCCTACGTTCCTGCATATTGCTCTCGTAGTCATCACGTAGAACTGCGGCAGTGTTCTTCTGAATCCTCTTGAATCCAAAGTTCAGGTCTTCACCATCATAGTTTTCGAGTTTGTTAGTCGGTGATCTGAACTTGGGTGCGTCAAATTCAAACTGCTGTGCCACTTCTCTTGCCATATCCATGGCACCATACTCACTGAGTAGAGTAGGTTCTTGAATATGTGCCACAGGATTCTTATATCCAAACCCAGCATTGGTGATAATGACGGATTCGATACGTCCATCTTCATCAACTGTGCAGGTAAGTTCTGCCTGATCAATAGTTCTTTGGTGTACCAGTGCGGTACTATCGATCTCTACCTTGTAGTAACTGAGTTTCTTGGGGAATTCATACACCCCAAAGAACCCTGCCTTGTCCTTAATCCCATATCCAGCAAGAACTTCGATGGATGCAGCATCTCTACCTGCTGGTGTAAACGTCTGACCTGCGGTAAATGCTTCCCCTTTGCCTTGCAGTTCCATGTAACCACAACGCAACTTGTTACCAAAGTAGGCATACTCCGCAATTTCCCATCCATTGATGATGTCACCTGCCTTGAATCTATCCAGACCACCACTGGTATACCTGAACAAGATAGTCCTAGACTCAGTATCTACGGGTTTGAATGAATTCTCTACGCTCTCATTCGAGAAATCAGTCAGTTGTAGTTTAGTTTGTGTGGTCTTCCACGAGTCTTGACGGATCTCATAGAAGTGTGAGAAGTATTCTTTGGTGATAAGAGACTCATCGCACACACATCTCCTCAATGCTTGGTTGCCACTGGGGTCATTGTGAGATCTATTAGGACACTGATTGCGGTCACTGATAGAATACTGCACAGAAAAGATAGGACCTTTCCATGGATATGAGGTATCGAAGATATAATATACAAACTGTGAGTCAAATGCGGAGTGAAATTCTAGATACTTAGGTACAGAACCCTTGACAGCACCTGCTTTTCCGTATGCCCACTCGAATAATGCGTCAGTATTGAGGATCTCACAGTAGTCTGGGTTACCCCATCTGGAATCTGGGTGCTTGGTGATGGAATATGTTTTCAGTCGATAGAAAGAATTGCGGAAATTGGTGACAGCAGTAGACAACATACCGTACTGGTCGTACGCTCTCAGGGGTCCTGCGTCAGCATCGAACTGATATTCATAGTTCTCATGAGTAAAGATGCCAGGAGATGTATTAGGAAGTAAGTAGTGACCTGCAAGATCAGGTGCTTCCCAGTCATACCAACCAGCACGAGTCGCATAACTTACAGGGGCACCATAACCAGTAGGTCCAATGATACCAACATCCTGATAGATCCTTCTGTTGCCAGAGTCAGAATCACTCAGGAAGACATAACCCACAATACCAACATACTGATATTCTTCGCCACGAGGATCCTTACAGTCAGGAACACCAGAAATACCTGTTTGTAGATTTACCTCGGTGGCAGGGTTTGCCGTATAGAAGTGATCTCTCTTACCACTAGATGATGGTCTGTAATACTCATACAGCGGTACAGCAGTCTCTCCACTCTCTGCATAGATGTTTGCATTGGAAAGAGATGAATAGATATGTCCAATCGTCTCAATGAATACATACCCACTACCAGGAGACGAACCACTCGTCGTCAACCATGTATCATTAATATCATTGTTATACCAATGGTTTAGAGGATTTGTGTAACTGCCCTTGTCGTTTCTAGAAACATAGAATACTGGGTCACCACGACGAGGTTCTCTGTTATATTGTTTTGCTACACCACTACCCCTACCTGTCTGTTCGCCAGTAAAGTCAGCAGGCCAACGTAGAGCAGAGCGGGGAGTGTACTTATGATCTCTATTGTCTTCACCAGAACGAAACCAACGATAGATTGGTTGTCTGAAAAAATCACATTCTTCGATCTGTCCTAGACCAGGAATGAAACATGACTCATCATTATCCCCAATGTAGAACACGCGGTCCTGACCAAACACACTCCCCCCAGGACCATCGTCATCAAACGTGATACGATAGTTGGTCCCAGGTCCAGAGTGGTGTTGATAGGATTCGTAGTCGCCATCACTAGGACGCTGCCAAGTTTTCTGATACTCCTTGCCGTCGTCAATATTCGGAAAACTTCTCGCAGTGTCACTAATATAAATGCTCATTAGGGTTCAAGGACCTTAATTCTATCTTCCAACATATTTAGGCGGACATACAGATCATCGAAGAGTTCCCGCATGTTGAGATAGTCCTCATACCCTTCTGGTTTATATTTGAGCATATCGGGTCCAGGTTGCGGCATGTGTCCGAATGCCTTCTCCAATACACCAATTCTATTGCCAAGATTCTCTAACCCTTTGGCAATCATCTCCATGTGCTCTTTATACACATCAAGGAATTCTTCTTGTTGATTCATAGGAATGGTACTGATAACAT